AAGGCGCGGCCGTGGTGGCGGTGGTGGATGCAGGGTTTAAAGCCTACGACACCTATCAGAACGCCGAAACGCGGGACGAAAAAGCCGAAGGCTACGGCGCGGCCGCGGGCGGTCTGGCCGGTACGCTGGGAGGTGCAGCGGCCGGCGCCGCGTTGGGCACGCTATTGCTGCCGGTGGTCGGCACCGCGATTGGCGGGCTGATCGGCGGTGTTATCGGCAGCATGGGCGGCGACGCCCTGGGCGGCTACCTCGGCAAGTCGATGTTTGGCGGCGACGACGCTCTAAAGCGTATGCCCGCGGCGGGTCCGTTGATGATGACCAATGCCGGCAAGGAAATTCCGCCGGTGATGGCCAACATTGGCCAGTCGTTTGCCAAGCCTTCGGGGCAAGGCACCGGCGCGCTGTTGATGGCGCCGAAGCCCGGGGACGCCGCTCGGGCCATGATGATGCCGAGCGCCAGTGATGACGCCGCCGCGGCGAAACTCACGCCACCGGCCCCGGCCAAAAGCGAAGGGGTCAAGTTCGACACCAAGGTGGACATTCAGGCGCCGTTTACGCTGACGGTCCAGGGCGATGTGAAGGACGCGGCGACGCTCTATAACCAGCTCAAACCGTTGCTCGATCAGCACTATCGCGACATGGCCGGCAAAGTGAGCAGTACCCAGCTCTACGACGCACCACACGTTTAATCAGGAGGGCATATGGAAGCGTTGGGCCAATTACAGTCGGGGTTGAAATACCTCGCCTCGGCCGGGGAAACCGGGCGGCGCAGTCTTGACGGCATGCTGGGGCCAATGAATGGCGCGATCGGCGAAATCACCGGTGCCGCGTCCGAGCTGGAGGATCTGCCCTTTGTCGGGCCCGCGATGGGGGCCAAACTTCAGCGCGTCATGCGCGGGGTGCAGGCGGCTCAGGCCAAGGTCGGGCAAGTGGTGGCCACCTACAACAAGGCCAGTCGCGCGCTGTCGGGGATGGACGAGCGCCTGGGTACGCTGAAGGAACAAGCGGGCAAGGCGGCGACGGCAATCAACAAGATCGCCGGCAAGGTCAGTCCGTCGCTGGCCAACGTCGTGCCCACCGGCGCGTTGGCCACCGATGGAACGCCGGCACCGGAGGCGGTGAAGCCGTTCCCGCACCTGCTGATTCTTCAGCCGCTCGATCCGAAGGCGCAGCCGTATTACTTCAACCTCGACACGGCGGCCTTTGACTCGCTGCGTCGCTCGACCGAATTCCGCTGGGCCTCGCAGGAGCGCCTGTCGCGCCGGCCGGCGCAGCAGGGGGTGGGCATCGGTGACGAGAAAATCACCCTCAAAGGCCAGATTTTCCCCGGATTCAAGGGCGGGCTGAAGCAACTCGACACGCTGCGCTCGATTGGCGGCCGGCTGCAACCGCTGACACTGACCACCGGCTATGGCGACGTGCTGGGCACCTGGTGCCTGGAGAGTGTCGACGAAGATCAAAGCGCGCTGATGCAAGGCGGCATCCCGCGCAAACAAGAGTTCACCCTGGAGTTCGTGCGCTATGGCGATGACATGCAGAACGTCTGACGGGGATCTGTTGGACACCATTTGCCATAACTACTACGGCCACCTGAACGGCAGTGTCGAGGCGGTCCTTGATGCCAATCAGGGGTTGGCCGACGAAGAACAACCGTTTCGCACCGGCTTGATTATCGTCCTGCCGGATCTGCCGAGCCCGGTCACTGAAGAAGTCACCCTCTGGGATTGATCCCGTCCGGAGTCGCCGCTGGCGGCCGATCGCGTTACGCGTAACGAACCCTTTCCCCCCAAACCCGCCTTGAGCGGGTTTTCTTTTGGACGCACGCCATGACCCCCATGTTTCGCATCGTCGCCGATGGGGCCGACATCACCGGCCTGATCAATGATCGGCTGATCCAGCTCAGCACCACGGACAAGCCCGGGATGGATTCCGACGAGTTCGAGTTGCGCATTGATGACCGTGACGGGCTGGTGACCTTGCCCCGGCGCGGTGCCGGGATCGAGATCTACCTGGGCTATGCCGAGACGTCACTGGCGCGCCTGGGTCGCTACGTGGTCGATGAGATTACCGTCTCGGGGCCGCCGGACACGATTTCCATCAAGGGCAAGGCCAGCGACATGCGCGGCAGCGGCAAGACCATTCGCAGCGGGAGCTGGGAAAACGTGCCGCTGTCGAAAATCGTCGCCGATATCGCTGCGCGTAACGGCTGGAAACCGGTGTGCCCGGTGACGACAAAAGTCGCCCGGGCGGACCAGCTCAGCGAATCCGATTTCAATTTCATCACGCGCCTGGCTAAGCAGTACGACTGCACGGCCAAGGTCGCGGACGGCAAGCTGTTGGTGATGCCACGTCAAGGCGGCCAAAGCGCGAGCGGCAAGGCCTTCGGCGCGATCACGATCACGCGCAAGGACGTCAGCCGCTGGCAGTTTCGCCTGGGCGATCGCAACACGCACGGCAAGGTGGCCACCAAGCACCAAGACAAGAAGGGCGGCAAGCTCGCGGTGGTGTCCCTGGAGAACGACGACGCGCCGGTGGGCTTGCCCTCGGTGCACACCGATAGGCACATTCACCCGAACAAGACCGCCGCCGAGTCGGCGGCCAAGGCGCGCTTGGCGGCGTTCAACCGCTCCAGCGCCGGCGTGCGTTTCGAAATGGAAGGCCGGACGGATCTGTTTGCCGAGCGGCCGATTATTGCCCAGGGCTTCAAGGTCGGGCTCGATGGCGAGTATCTGGCCGACTCCGTCGAGCAGGTTTTCACCCAAGCCGGCTGGTCGACCACGGTCGAATGCAACGGCGGCAACAAGGGCAAAGCCAAAGCCAAGGGCAAGAAGAAAAAGGAGGTGAAGCCGGTCAAGGTCGTCAGTCTCGCCTAGCGCTATCGCGTCCCCATTAACCCGCCGAGTGCGGTTTTTTTATGCCTGGAGTTTGTATGCCTCTCACTCAACCGCAGTTGCTGCGGATCTTGCCCAACGCCCGCCCTGTCGCGGGCGTTTTTGTGCCCGCCCTCAACCGCGCCATGGCGCGCTTTGACATCGGTTCGCCGGTGCGTCAGGCGGCGTTTCTCGCCCAGATTGGCCATGAGTCCGGGCACCTGACCAAGTTGTCGGAAAGCCTGTACTACAAGGACGCCGAGCGCGTCGCGCAGCTCTTCAAGTACGGCTTTGACCTCAACCGCAACGGCCGGGTCGACGCTGCGGAGATCGAGGACGCCAAGGCCTACTTGCGCAACTCGCAGAAGCTGGCCAACCGCGTATATGCCGATCGCATGGGCAACGGCCCCGAGGCCTCGGGCGATGGCTACCGTTACCGTGCCCGGGGCGCGATCGGCATCACCGGCCGCGATATGTACCGGCTGTGTGGCCAAGCGTTGGGTTTGCCCCTGGTGGAGCAGCCCGAGCTGCTGGAGCAACCGGAGTTCGCGGCGTTGTCGGCGGCGTGGTTCTGGTGGGATCGTGGCTTGAACGAGCTGGCCGACGCCGGGCTGTTCGATCGCATTACCCGCGTGATCAACGGCGGCCACAACGGCGAGGCCGATCGCCGCGCCCTGTGGGCGGTGGCCAAGGAGGTGCTATGTCTGCCCTCGATCTGATTCCGCCGGCGCTGCGCGCCTGGGCGATCGCCTTGGTACTGCTGGCGATCGCGGCCGGCGCCGCTACTGGTGCCTGGACGCTGCAAGACTGGCGTTATGGCAAGGCGCTGGCCGAGCAGGCCCGCCAGTCCGCCGATCGGGCTACGGCGCGCGTCGACGCGGTGCTGGCCACGCTGACGGCCGAACAAGCCAAACGCGCCGCCCTGGAGCAGCGCTTGAAACTCAACGATGAAACCCACTACAAGGAACTGTCTGATGCAAAGAACGCTCAGCAACGCCTGTCTGATCGCCTTGCCACTGCTGATGTCCGGTTGTCAGTCCTTCTCACCACCGCCGCCGGCCCCGGCGGTGCAGGCCGTAACGAGCTGTCAGCCGCTGCCCGCGCCGGCGGCGTGGTTCATGGAGGCACAAGAGCCGAACTTGACCCCGCGCATGCTCAACGAATTATCGGCATCACCGACGCCGGCGACCGGGGACTGATCGCGCTGGCGGCTTGTCAGGCGTATGTGCGCGAAATATCTCGCCGATGAGGGAAAGGAACTGAATTGTGCCAGCGATTACACTACTCCTGTGACTTTCCACCGGCGATAACGATATGTTCCTCCTTTTGGACCTGAACTTTCACATGTTTTAAAGATTGTTTTTACAAACCATACAGTGTCAGTGTCATAGACATCCACAGCCATCACGCGAGCTGAATTCTCAGCTGCCTGCTTGTCGTCATGCCATTCAGTTTCTAACTCTTCACCGGATGTTGTTTTTTGTGGACCGCCATAATTTATACTTACCAGCCGAACTTGAGAAATCCTAGATAGTCTTTTCCTTTGACGTTCAACCTTAGCGTCGTGTGCCTCGGTAAGTTCATGGTCTCGCTGTCGTACGGCAAGCGTGCAGGAGCTAGAGCAGGTAAATCCGGCAGACCTCAATGTTGTTTGATCACGAAATATTTTCGGCATTGAAGTTGCGCAAGCACTGCATAAAACTTTTTTGCAATTTATGCAGTTATGTGTCCATTTCATGCGCTTGTTACAAAGCGAGCATTCTCGGCCGAGCTTGTATCCCGCATATCCGATGACACTTGCCGCACCAGCGATGATGTATGGCAGCATGCCTACCTCCATTTATGACATTTATCGCAGAATTGTAGAGCTTTGAGTGGCCTTCCGCTATTACGAAGTGATCACTCAAGGTTGGGCGCTCGTGGCTGCGGTTCATCAGTACCAACTCTATGCGCTCGGCGGTCTGGCTCATTCGCTCCACTAAACAGGCTGGCCCGGTTACGGATGCCTTGCGTTCGTCGGTCCAGAATCGAGATCCGGCACTGATACGTCGGTTTGACCCTGTCCGAGCAGACTGGGCCAAGCTGGATCAATTCGGTGTCATTAGCACCGCAAGCGTCAACTTAATGAACTCCTCATTACGGTCGATCGCTTCCAAAGCACCGCGCACGTTGTCCGCGACTTCGGCGGCGCCTTGCTGCTCGACCCAGTTGGACAGTTCGAGTATGGCGGCCTCAAGGGCAAGCTGGTTTTCGTTGATTTTGTAGAGCAGGGAAGGGAGCAGGTCTGAATTTGGCAT